AAGAGGTGCTGCTTGGCGATGTTTTCAAGAATCTGGTTGAGTGCTTGGGCTTTCATGTCGTCACTCCTTAAACGTTGTGGATTTTTGCGGCCTTGTCGAACCCGACCCAAACCCCGTTTTGGTCCAAACCGCGCGCGGCGAGTTCTTCGCGGGCCAGCCGGTTGAGATCCAACTCGCCGCGTGCTGCTGCGGCCAGCACCTTGGTCAGGGCGATCTGGATAAAACCGACTTCGTCAACTGTGAATTCGTTGGTGGTGTAGCTCATGTTCGTTGCTCCGTTGTTGTTGATGACGGTGACATGAACGCTTCGTTTTTGAAGTAAATCAACTCGTTTCTGCAGAAAGATTCCGCATTCTTTTTAAGCTGTTATTGATTGTTTGAAATGCCTCGCAAAGCCCCTTCGCCCTGTCGTCACCCCGGCTGCACGGTGGTGCTGGCCACGCCCGGTTACTGCGACCAACACCGTGTGGCGGTGCACCGTGACTACGACCGGACACGCCGACACGAGCCCGAGCGGGCGTTCTACAAATCAGCTGCGTGGCAACGCACCCGTGAGGCGTTCCTGCGGGCACACCCGTTGTGTTGTGCCTGCGAGGCCAAGGGGCTGACGGTGGCTGCACGCGCCGTGGACCACGTCACGCCGATCAAGTCGGGTGGTGAGCGTCTGGACTGGCGCAACCTGCAAGCGCTGTGCATCCCCTGTCACAACCGTAAAACCACGGGCGAGTGGCAATCGAGGAAACGTATGCCTCCCTAGGGGGGTGAAATCTCTACGACTCGAACACAGGGGACCGGACGCCTGCCCAAATTTTTGCGCGTGCAAAATGAAAAACTTTTTTTCCAGAAACCATGGCCGGACGTAAACCACTTCCCACCCGCGTCAAACAGGTCAAGGGAACGTTGCAGAAGTGCCGCACCAACACACGCGAGCCGAAACCGACCAGCGTGTTGTGCGAACCGCCGGAGTACATGAGCGAGAGCGCAAAGGAAGCGTGGCGCTATGCGGTGGAGCATTCCCCGCCCGGATTGCTGTCGGCACTCGACGGTGCAGTGCTGGAACGCTGGGCCAACTGCTGCGGCATGTACCGCGAAGCGCTGGCCAAGATCAACCAGACCGGCGTGTCGGGCATGCTGGTCAAAACACCCAGCGGCATTCTGCGGCGCTCGCCGCTGATGGATGTGATCCGCGATCTGGCGCTGGAAATGAAAGGCTACGAATCCGAGATGGGATTCACGCCCGCCTCGCGTTCGCGCGTATCGGTGCCAACCGATCCGGCCAGTAAAGATGATCCTTGGGATGAGATTGCAGGCTGATGGCTGTCTCCAAATACACAACGCTTGCCCGGCACTACGCCGAGGCGGTGGTGGCTGGTGACCTCCCGGCCTGCCGCTGGGTGCAACTGGCCTGCCAGCGACAACTGAATGATCTGGCCCGCTTCAAGGGCAAAGGCAGCCCGTACCAGTTCAACCCCAAGCTGCTGGATAAAACTGGTCGCCAGTTCCATCCGGCAGACAACCTGTGCGCCTTCATCGAAAGGCTGTCGCACGTTAAAGGCCCGCTGGCCGGTGAACCGATCAAGCTGGAGCCGTGGCAGGCATTCATCCTGACCACGGTGTTCGGCTGGGTGAAGCCAGATGGCAAACGGCGCTTTCGCCGTTCCTACATCGAGGTGCCGCGCGGCAATGCCAAATCCACGCTGTCCTCGGCGGTCGCGCTGTACATGCTGGCCGCCGACCGCGAAGGCGGTGCCGAGGTGTATTCACTGGCGACCACGCGCGATCAGGCGCGTATCGTATTCGGTGATGCCCAGACCATGGCGCGCAAGTCTGCCGGATTCCGTAGCCGCTTCGGTGTCGCCGTCGGCGCGCACAACATGCATGTGCTGACTAGCGGCTCGAAGTTCGAGGCACTGTCGGCTGAAGGTTCCACCCTCGACGGTCTGAACATCCACTTCGGTTGCGTGGACGAGTTGCATGCGCACAAGACGCGCACCGTCTACGACGTGGTGGAAACCGGCACCGGCAAGCGCAACAACTCGCTGCTCTGGGTGATCACCACCGCAGGCAGCAATCGCGCTGGCATCTGCTACGAGGTGCGCACCTTCGTCACGCGCATGCTGGATGGCGTGTTCGAGGACGACAGCCAGTTCGGCATCATCTACGGACTGGACGATGGTGACGACTGGACCAGCGACTCGGCGCTGATCAAGGCCAACCCCAACTGGGGCATCTCGGTGCAGCCGGAAGTGCTGCTGCCGCTGCAGGCCAAGGCCATGCAGATGCCGAGCGCAACGAACAACTTCAAGACCAAGCATCTCAACGAGTGGGTCAACGCCGACACGGCGTGGATGGACATGCGGGCGTGGGATGCCTGCGCCGATGCGAATCTGGATATGGATGATTTCGCCGGTCAGCCGTGCTGGATCGGCCTCGACCTGGCCAGCAAGACCGACATCGCCGCGATGGTGCTGGTGTTCCGGCATCCGGAAATCGCCGGTGGCTATGCCGTATTCGGGCGCTACTACCTGCCGGAAGATACGGTGAATGGGTCCAGCAACAGCCAATACAGCGGCTGGATGCGAGCGGGTCGTCTGACGGTGACGCCCGGCAACGTGATCGACTTCGGTTGGATCGAGGCTGACCTGATCGACTTCGCCAGTCGCTTCGAGATACAGGCGGTGGCCTTCGATCCGTTCCAGGCCACGCAACTGTCCACACGCATGCTGGAAGAAGGACTGCCGATGATCGAGGTGCGCCCCACGGTGCTGAATTTCTCGGAACCGATGAAGACGGTGGAAGCCTTGGTGCTCCAGAAGAAGCTGACCCACGACAACGATCCGGTGCTGACCTGGATGGCCTCCAACGTGGTGGCCCACTTGGATGCCAAGGACAACATCTATCCGCGCAAAGAACGCCCCGAGAACAAGATCGACGGGATCGTGGCGCTGATCATGGCGATCTCGCGCAGTATTTTGCCGGGCGAGGCCGTGGTGCTGGGTGCCGATTATGAACTGATGCTGCTATAGGGCGATACCTTGGGACTGTTTGATTTCTTCAGCCGCTTCCGGGCATCCAGTTCCGACCGCAGCCCATGGGGTGACTTCTGGTTTGAGCCGGTGGGAATGCGCTCCGGCACCGGCCTGCGCGTGTCGGCAGATTCCGCCATGCGCCTCACGGCAGTCTATGCCTGCGTGCGCATCCTGTCGGAAACCATGGCATCACTCCCCTTCGTGCTGTATCGCACGGATGTATCCGGCGGCAAGGTGCGGGTGACCAACCACTGGCTGTATCGCTTGTTCGCTCGCCGTCCAAACCGGTTTCAGAATCCGTTCGAGTGGCGCGAGATGATGCAGGGCCACTTGGCGCTGCGCGGCAACGCGTACAACCGCATCGTCAGCAACGCCTCGGGCGAGATCACCGAACTGGTGCCGATCCACCCGGACCGCATTCGCATCGAAATCCTGGCCAGCGGCGAATTCCGCTACCGGGTCACCGACCGGGATGGCCGTGAATCGGTGCTGCCGCGCGGTGAGGTCTGGCATCTGCGCGGCCTGTCGTCCGACGGCCTGCTCGGCATGAGCCCGATCGAAATTGCCCGCGAGAGTGTGGGCATGGCGCTGGCGGCGCAGGATTATGGCGCGCGCTTCTTCGCCAACGATGCGAAACCGACCGGTGGATGGATCGAGTTTCCCGGCTCGTTCAAGGATGCCGAAGCCAAGAAGGTATTTCGCGAGTCGTACCAGCAGGCGCAGTCCGGGGCCAATCGCGGCAAGGTGCTGGTCCTCGAAAATGGCATGAAATTCCACGAGGTCGGCGTCACCAACCGGGACGCCCAGTTCCTCGAACTGCGCAAGTTCCAGATCACCGACATCGCGCGGCTGTTCCGGGTGCCGCCCCACATGATCGGCGACCTGGACCGGGCGACTTTCTCAAACATCGAGCAGCAGAGCCTGGAGTTCGTCATGCACACCATGACACCCTGGGCGGAACGCTGGGAGGCGAGCATCGAAGCGGAACTGCTGCCGGATGACGATGGGCTGGAGATCGAGTTCGATTTTGCCAACTTGATGCGCGGCGATGCAGCGAGCCGTGCCGGTTACTACCAGAGCGGCATCCAGAATGGCTGGCTGACACGCAACGAAGCGCGCCTCGCGGAAAACCTGAACCCGCTCGAAGGACTCGATGAACCGCTACGTCCGCTCAACATGACCGAAGAATCGGATGCAGAGAAAGCCGAGGACGAACCGGCAGAACAACCTCCCACTCTCGAACCGAAAGAACCCGAAGATGAAACGTGAACTCCTGATCGCCGAGTTTCTGGCGACCCCATGGGCCATGATGCCGGAGCGGTTAAATGCCGTGGCTGCGGTGCTCACCCGTTGGTCGCGCAACGAACCGGCGTCGGCTGAAACGATGGAACGCATCGCCGCTGACAAGTCTGCGCGTGCGGCACGGCGTGAACAGCTTGCCGCAGCTGGTGGTAATGGCATCGCGGTGCTGCCGCTCTACGGAGTTGTCACCCAGCGCGGCAACCAGGTCGACGATGTGTCCGGTCCGGGCAGCGTGAGCACCCAGCGGTTTGCATCGGCCTTGCGCGATGTGATTGCCGATCCTGCCGTGGGCGGCATCCTGATCGACATCGACAGTCCCGGCGGCAGCGTCTATGGCGTAGCCGAACTGGCCGACGAAATCATCGCAGCGCGTGCGCAGAAACCGGTAGTCGCCATCGCCAACAGCCTCGCGGCCTCCGCTGCGTACTGGATCGGCGCATCCTGCTCGGAGATGTATGTCACGCCGGGCGGCGAAGTCGGCAGCATCGGTGTTTGGCAGGCGCATTTCGACTACTCGGAAGCGCTGGCCCGTGACGGCGTGAAGCCCACGCTGATTTCGGCAGGCAAGTACAAGGTCGAAGGCAATCCCTATGCACCGCTGGATTCGGATGCGCAGTCCTTCATGCAATCCCGCGTGGACGATTACTACGCCGCCTTCACCAAGGCGGTCGCCCGTGGCCGCAACGTGCCGATCTCGCAGGTACGCAGCGGCATGGGCGAAGGCCGTGTGCTGGGTGCCGATGCGGCACTTGCGCAGAACATGGTCGATGGCATTTCGACCTTCAGCGATGTCGTCAAAAAAATGCAGCGCGATCTGAAATCGTCGAAACCTAAAGCCAACCGTCTGGCACTCGCCCGGCGAGAACTCGAAATCCTGTAGTCCCCCTGTCGTACCGCAACCCAAAACCGCCCTCGTGGCGGTTTTTTCATTTGGAGAACCGAAACATGAGCAAACAACTACGTGAGTTGCAGTCGAAGAAGGCGGCACTCGTCAAAGAAGCGCGTCAACTTACCGATCTGGCGGCAAACGAATCCCGTGACATGACCGATGCCGAGGTCACTGCCTTCGATGCCTTGCGCACCAGGATCGACGCCGCCTCCGGCGCAATCGACCGCGAAGCCGCACTGATCGCCGAGGAAGCACGACTGTCGGCCAGCCAGGCGCTCGGCATTGTCCTGACCGACAACCGTGCTGACGATCCCAAGCATGGCTTCAATGCCATTGGTGATTTCATGCAGGCGGTGTATCAGGCACAGAAGCCCGGCAAAGGCATCGATGAACGCCTGATGATCGGCGCTGCCGCCCCCACCAGTTTCGGCAACGAGTCCGCCGGTCAGGATGGTGGTTTCCTTGTGCCGCCCGAGTTTTCGCGCGAAATCTTCCGCCTCAGTCTGGGCGAGGATTCCCTGCTGCCGTTGACCGACAACGTCGAGATCACCGGCAACACCATGGCCTTCCCCAAGGACGAAACCACGCCATGGGGCACCAACGGCATCCGTGCCTAC